CCTGCACCCGATTGCGGTTGTGTTATACCTAATGCTCTTTCCATACGAGCCATCAGGTCGCCAAACTCATTGTTTACTTCAGGATCGTTTTGTGCTGCTGCTCGCATCTGATCTAAGTATTGTTGTAGTTGTTGACGTTGTGGCGGATCGAGTGCTTCTAACACCGACTTGCCTTCTACAATAGCTCTATAACCAACAATCGATTCGTTTGCTAATTGTAGTAATCTTTGTACTGCTGGAGCAATAGTTTGTCTAATACGTAATCTGCTTGGTGCTTGAGTATTTCTATTTGCATTAGCTTGGGTAGGTGTTGCACCTCTAGTCATTGAACCAGGTCTTGCTGCTTGACCAGGTCCAGCAACAGTACCGTCTGCATTAAATTCACCAGATTGACGTTGCGGTGCTGCTGTTCTCGGTTCTGTTCTTGTTTGCGGTAATGGTTCATCACCGCCGGGACCTGTTGGTGCTTCGCCACCTAATGGATCTCCTTGAGGCTCTGGTGCTGTAACTGGTCTGTTTGGTTCTTGCCCTGCTCTTGATCCGTCATCCGGACCTGTGCTTGGTTCGTCGTTGCCTTCAGGACCGATTCCTGCTTGTGTTAACGCTCTCATAGTTTCAGGACCTGGAGTAGTACCTCTTAATTGGCCGTTGTCGCCTAGTTGAAGATATTGAGCAGGACTACGAACAAGTGCATTGCCGTCACTGTCTTGATTTCTAACAAACACAAGATTTGATCTAGTGTCACGCACACCTGTAACTTCTTGACTGAGAACTGTAGTTGTTATTTGTTCAAACCCATTGCCTAAATCTCCAACAGATGCCGGTGCCGGTGTTTCACTTGGTGCTGCTGCATCGCTATTCATACGACTATCAATTGCTGCATCGGCGGCAGCTTGGTTGGCTGCTTCAGGATCGTCTGTTACTGTATCTAATGGTACAATTGGCTCTTCGCCTGTATCTTCAACTCGACCTGCACTAACATTTACAGCAAATAATGCTTCTCTAGCAGCACGAGCATACGGCATTTGAAAAAAGTTGTCATGAGATTCTGCAGCGTCTTGTAGAAAGCGATCAACATCTTCTTGTGTTGCAAAGTTATTATAGTCATCTTCGATCCAACTTACGGTACGATCATAATTTCTACTGGTTAAACGATCTCTAAGACCTGCTAACAAATCTTCAGCTGTGATTTCATTGATTATTTTTTTAGTTCTACTAGTGACCTCGAAGATTTTCATATTAGCCTCCTACAACACTTTTTGAGTTTTCAGTATCGCTGATATCTTTACTTTCTCCCACAGGAGCATCGCCGATATAATCATTTGCACGTTCTTTACGTGCAGCTTCTAATTCTTTTAATAGATCCATTACATGATTGCCACCAACTTTATCTTGTGCTGATTCGCCTTCCATTTCTTCTTTGGTTAGCTTAACTTCATATTCTGTTTCTTCTTTTTCTTCTTGATAAAGCTCTTGCGGTTCGTTAGGATTACGTACAATTACATTATATCTCGGAACATCACAGCAATGACCCAAATACTCTTGCAATGCTAATGGAGTAGTAGGATATGAAACCTCAGCTTCCCAATAAGTAACTTCTGTATTTTCTAACTGTGGAAAGTCTAGTGGACGTTCTTGTATTGGTGTTTTTTTGCCAGCAGTTACTTTAACAAGTCCAAACTTCTGTAGTGCAGTTTCGAGACTATTGTCAAATCCTTCCGGCAGTTCACCTGCTATACCTATTTTAAATTCATAAGTCTTTTTAGACTCAGTTAAATAATCTGTAAATTTTTTCATTGCAATGGATCCTATTTGTATTATTTATCATTATTCATGCCTTTAAGGCGTTCCAGCAAGCTATTTCTGTCCGTTACTACATACCCTTCACCGTTGACAAAGTCGCCGTCACCTTGGCCTGCATCTCTGTCCATTTTTTCTTTTTTAAGTTGTAGTTCTACCATTTTAAGTTTTTTATCTAATTTAGCAACTTTAGCATCCAACGATGTTTTTAACATGCCGCCTGCTACTTCAAAAACTCTACCACTATAACGACTTTCTACGTTCATACCAAGATCCATTAGTTCCTCGTATGCTTGCATAGCTTTATCAGCAACTTCGTTTAATTCTTTGTCTGCTAATTCTCCAAGCCCTTTTACAGCTGGCAATGCACTGGCTATTTTATCAAATTCAGCAATATCTCTGAATGTATCTTCCTGCTCTATGATAGCAGTTTCTTTTTTAGATTTAGAATTTTCGACAATGTCTTCGTTGTCGGGCAAGTTTAACATTTCTTCTAATTTTTTAGTCATAGTAGCTTTCCGTTATATACTACTATTATTTATCTACGTTTTCCTTGGTGGAAAATATCTCCTTCATTTATTACTCTGAAGGTGATTCCTTTTTGTTTGCTATATGCTCTTGCTGCTTGCCATTTGGCTTGATTGATAACGTAGTGTGCTTGATTTGCTTTGCTACGTCCTAGATTTTCTTTGAAGGTTTGATTACTTGGTTTTACTTCAATAAGTTCAACATGTTCTTTGCCTTTTTTGTCTGTGTACACAATAAAAAAGTCTGGAACATATATTGTAAACTTTCCTGTAAAAGGATGTCTGTATGGAATGCGTACTGCTTCGCTTGCCCATTTTGATATGTTTTCATTTAAATCACAAAAACGCATAAATGCAAACTCCCAACTACTACGATAGGTAGGTGTTCTTCCTCCTATGTATTTTTCAGGATTCTTTAATGCATATTTTCCTTGTGCAAAATGTGCCATTACAGTTTAACGTTTCTCGAATCTTTGGTTTCTGTAGATGATATTTGTGCAAAACCTATGTTGCTAATTTTACTTCTGTTGTTATTTAAAATTGTTGCAACTAAATTACTAAGTTGAATTTCTGTTAATCCTTTTAATGTATCAACAATTTTAAAAACACTAGTATTGTCTCTTTTGGCTTGTTGCAATATAACACTTGCTACATTTGTTGCTGCTACATCATCAAACCCACGTTTTTTAAAAAATCCAACTACACTGTCTACTTGGTTAGAACTAAATGAAATTTTGTCATTTAGATTTCTATCAAAAAATTCTTTAATTGACGTACTAATATCTTCTTCAGCCATGATTATTACCTTAGTTTGTTTAGTGCATTTTGTTCAAATGCAGCTTTAGTACCAGCTGGCAGTGCGTCCCATTCTGCTCTTCTTTCGTTGAATCCACCATTTGCACCTGGTGAAAATTCAGTTAAAAATGCATAGTTGTTCAATGCAGCCGGATTATTTGTTAAACTATTTACTAAGTCAGCTTTTGACACAGTAGGCGAAGCGGTTAAATTGTTCTGTACAACTTGGTTTCCAAAATTTAAATTTGTATTTTTTGGAATACTAAAACCTAAACTATTGTTACTAACTGCTGGAACTGAATTGTTTGCTGTAGCAAATTCACTGTTTTGTAAATTTAATATAACTTGTAATACTGTATCTAATCCTACATCACCATTAACTATATCTTCAAAAACTTTCCCCCATGGTGTAAGATACGGGTATAAATTATCTTGATTAGGATTATACAATGGACTTGGTGTAGTGTCATAGTGCGACGGATCAGCAAAGCCTGCAGGGTTATCTCTTGTTGTGTTACCTCTGTTATATACAACAGATTCGTATTCAACGCCCATTGTAGCTTCCATAAAGTCTGACGATTCTTGGCTTACTTCATCTGAATCCCAAGCCGTTATTACTGGATTAATAAGTGTGTAACTTGTATGTATACTACGGCCATCTCTGCCTGATAATACATTTATTGTAATGCTGTTAAAAAATGGTACGTTGTCTTTTTTTCCTGTATCAAAACCATAACGATATTGTGTACCTACTTCGTAAGTATCAAGGTTTGACCACTGTTGAAAAGTTACATTGTCTGGTTGATTTCCTGCTGTGTATTTGGCATAGTTAGGATCTTTATAGTAATATCTATAATATGCTTCCCATAATGCTAGTATAACTCCTGCTCTATCGTCATGGAATCTAAATCTTACAGGATTGTGACTTAGCTTAGTTTGTACAATTTTTTTTCTATTATACTGATTTTTTGTATCAGTACTAATATTAAAACTAGGTAGTTCTGCACTTTTGCATAGCATGTTGATTTCAGTGCCGTTAAGATAGTTTCTTAACCCAATACCAACTTTTGCTAGTGCAGCTTGATTAACATTAAAAACACAGTGATATAAAAATTTACTATTAGGAGTTAACCTATAGTTGTTTTTAATGTAAAGTTCACTGGCATGGGAAAAGTCAGCCAATTGACCTTTACTACTATTGTATAAATTATTGTTATTTCTATATCCGTTGTTCCAGCTCATAATGTATTTATCCTGGATAATAAACTACGTAGTTTATAAAAAAACAAGGAGCCGATGACTCCTTGTTAGTTTTACAAAGCAATCTCTCAAATATAATTAAGCACCGCCGCCTGTAGTAAATGTACTTTGGTTACGTGGTACGTTTGATCCGATACCAGAATTATCTGGTTTTTGTAATGCGTTATCGTATCTAATTGAAAGTTCAATTTGTACAGGATCACTAGTGCTATAGCTCATCGAACCGTAGTTTACTGAGTTTAGGTAACAACCATATATTTCCCATGTTTCTAATACTGTTGGTGTATGTATACCATTACCACCGTCTAGCATTTCAATGCGTGTAGTAAACTTGTAATCCAAGCCACTAGCTGCACTTGCTTGTTCGTAAAAATCAAATTGTTTCTGTAATTGTTCGCCAACTAGTTTTGATACAGAACCGTTAACGTCATCACGCAAGTTCAATGAAATGTCTTGCCAATCATGCTTACCAGCTAAACGTACTTTACTGTTGTAAACATGAATTTCAGTTTGTTCAAAACTAACATTTGGACGAGTTACGTCAATAACTTGTTTTGTTAATTCTTGAGTTTCGTTTGAAACACCAAAACCTTCTAGTAATACACGGAAGCGATATTGCAGCTTCGGCATTAGTAGACCTTGGTTGTTTGCACTATTATCGTTTGATAATGGAACCGAAATATTTGTTAATGTTGAGATTGCCATCTATATATTCTCCTATTCACAAGTATTTATCATTTTGTGGGGGATCTGTTTCAACCCCCCACATTTATGATATTATAGACCTGATATCTCGCCTGTGTTTTTAATACGTAGTGGAATGTAAATGAATTCAACTGCTTTAACTGGTTCGATTGCAATATCAACATATAGTTCGTTTCTATCAATTCTTGCCGGTGTATTGTTTGATTCATCACATACAACTAAGAAGTCGTACAATGCTCTTAGTCCAACTAGTTCAACCATCAAGCTCTCAACTTGCTGTTTGATTTCATCACGTGTGATTTTATCGTTTGGTTCAAACAAGTATGGTTTTGCTAGACTGTTTAGCTGGCTACGTAGATATACAACAAGTCTTGCAACGTTTACACGATCCAATGCACTTGCATTTCTTGCTCTAGTCTTTTGACCAAATACAACAAGTCCTGCACCTGTTAGGAATGTAATTGGGTTAACGTTGTTTTGATATAGTGTATCTCTTTGACCTTCGTTAAGAGCAACACTTACAAATTCGCCTTCTGCATTAATGTAACCTGTTGCTGTAGCGTTAGTAACACCGCCACGTCTTGTACCTGCTGGTGCAAACCATGGATAAGCAACTTGGTCGTTAAGTGCAATAGTGCGTAGTACCATGTGACTTGGAGGAACAACAATGTTGTTACCAATGTTATCACTTGAGTAACCCCATGGATAGTAAACACCCATGTACTCGTCGCGGCTTACTAGACCGTCGTCGTTATCTTCTACAACAGTGTTAACGTTGGTTGCCCATTCATTTAGTGAAGTTGCATCTGGTGTTAGTCTTGCAGGTGAGTCACCTACAACAAATGCTGTTAGTCCTCTATCGTAGTTTAAGCTAATCATTTCACCAATTAGTTCTGGGTAACCTGGTGTTGCCATCAAGTTAAACAAACGTGTTTCGTTGTCACGAATGTCTTCGTTGCTGTTAACCAGTGCTTGTAGTGCTTGTACAACTACTTTACGTTGTGCATTGCGTCCAAAGCTACCTGAACCATCAACATTGTTTGCTGACTCAGTTACCCAACGGTGTGGATAGTAATCAGCCATTGCTTCGTCTCCTGCACGAGGATTGTCGCCTGATGTATCAATGTAGTTACGCTCAAAACGCTTCACGTTAAAGCCGCTTCTACGTAGGTTCCATAGTAACATACCTTTTGGATATAGTGCTGGATCTGGAGCATCTGGATCTAGGTGATCGCTTACTAGCAATTCTTCAATTGTTGATGCATCTGCACCTGCGTTTGTACCTGCATCTGTCCAACGTGCATCTGCAAATAGTACACCATTTTCAGTAGTTTGGTCTGTTTTGTCTAGTTCGATCCAATTACCTAATGTACTGTTGTACTTGTAAATTGCTGGATAATTATCAATGTCTGCTGTGCTTACCCAAATGTCGCCATTTTTAAGAGCAGTACCATCTGACTGTGCAGTTGGTTCACTTGCACTTACAATAGGACCTGCTGGGTCTGTTTGTTCAGCTTCTGAAGCATTGTAGTATGGTGATGTTGCAGATAGATAACCTACCCAATTCTGACCATCGTGTACCATAATATCAACTTCGTCAACTACACTGCTGTACCATAGAGCACCGTCTGCTGCTAATGTGCTTGGAGCATCGTCGCTTGCAGTATATGTCATTGGTTTCCATAGTGTGGCAATTAATTGAAGTGGATCGTCTAGTGCATCTGAACCTGGTGTATAGTATAGGTTTTCTGTACCTGTTAGATCGTCAACGTCAAATGCAACAAAACCTGCTGCTGATAATGCACCGTCTGTGTCACTAAATCTAATGTCGCCACCTGCTGTATGTGTAATAACAATTCTATTCTGACTGTCAACACTTGCTACAACATGATTAAGTCCTAGGTCGTTGATTGCACCTGCAATAGCATCAGCATCTGCACTAGAACCTGCAACGGTTGCAGTTGCAGTTGAGAAACCGCTCATTGCCATTTGACCTTTTACGCTTTCGCTAACACCAAATGTTACCGAACCTGCAATTGATGCAAATGTAGTTGCTGTAACTTTGCTGCTGCGAATAACTGTTGGACCGCTTGCATTTCTTACAAACAGTTTAAATGTACCAAATGTGTCTGCATCTTCTGCTACATTATATTGAACGTATACATCACCTTCTAATAGGTTTGCACCGCCGCCGCTGCGGTCTAATGCATAAAGTGCTGCATGATTAGTTGCATAAATTGGTGCAGCTACTGAATCCCATAGCTGTGTATCGCCATTGTACTGACTTACTCTCCAACGAGCACCTAGGTTTGGTTCTGTGGTTTTTAACCATATACTACCTGTTGGACGTGGTGTTGTGTCGCCTGTCTTAAATTCTGGTACACTTGTGTGAGCACTGATTTGTAATGCTGGTGCAGCAAAATCTGTAGCTGTAGCAATACCTGCTGCTGCAAGAGGTGTACCTGTACCATCAGTAAAACTAATTGATGGTGTAGTTGAACCATTGTTGTAAATATTTAGATATCCGTCTACAACGTCAGCAGTAATACCAACACCTGATGCAGTTGATGTAATGTCTGCTGCTAGTTGTGTTAGTGTAGTACCAGTTGATGTAATAGTTGCAATTGTTGATGCACCATCATCTTGAATTGTAAAGCCATCGCTAACTGAAACTGAAACGTTTGCATTTGTGCCTGTTACACTTGGCCATGCTGCTTTCCAGTTAGCTGAGCCAACTTCTGCCCAACCATTTTTGCCTTTGTAGTATGTTTTAACAGTTCTTGTTGTTGTTCTTACAGCATAATCACCGATGGCTCCGACAGATGATTTAGGATCAGCAGTTGCTGAACCGCCAACTAAATCTTGTGTTGAAGTAATTACAATAGGAGTTTTGTTTGTAAATGTTTGACCGCCACTGGTAGTAATGCTTGCACTGTTCCATTCAAAAATGCCCCAAGCAGTTGTTTGGGTATCTAGCCAATACGTACCGTCTGTTGGTTCTCCTGCTGTTGGTGTGTCACTTGCATTTAATGCTGCAAGATCAATGTCTGCACGAACAACATACGCTCTATTACTTACTCCAAGGAATGAGTAAGCAGCTTGTAAACCGTATTCGTTTTGTTCGCCGCCGTTTATTGGATTGTTGTTAACATCAGTGTAGAATGTTGGATCACCAAAGGTTTCAACCAAGTCTCTCTGCGAGCTAATTAAGTAAACTTTACCAGCGTTTGCTGCTAAAGTACCTGCTGCAATACCTGTACCTGAACCATTGGTTTTATTCTCCGCTGTTGCTACGAAAATTATAGGTGTTGTTCCTGGTTCAGCTGGCGTGTAGAAACTTTCGTCAATTACGCTAACCTGAACGCCTGGTGATACTAATGCCATTGTTTGTTCTCCTATCTAGGTCATCTATTACTATTATTTAGCTGATCCACGGAGAAAAAGGGGGTTTAGACACCAAAAAGTGCGTGTTTATCTATGAAGATAACTCATTAACTGATCTA